AGTCACGAAAATTTTTAATTTGTAGCGGGCGCGATTTTGACGGTTGGGTGCGTGGATTGCGGCGGACCATTGCCGATACAGTCCATTGGAAGGCGGCGCATACGTTGCGTAGAGTGTTCGCCGCTACAAACGCGGATTCGTGAACCTTTAGAGCGGGTATGCGGTTACTGTAGGGAAGTGTTCTGGTCGATTGATGTTCGGCAACGGTATTGCGATAGACGATGCGGGTACAACGCACATAACGCGCGGGTTAGCCGGGCATTGGCGGCGCGTCGTCCGAACTGTTACGAATGTGTCGAATGCGGAATCGTCTTTAATGCTGCGCCAAGTAGTCGGCCAAAGTATTGTTCCGAACGTTGCCGCGATAAAGGTTACAAGCGAGACAACAAAGCGCGCGTGCGTGCCAACGATACGGCGCGGCGGCGTCGTCGTGGCGTTCCAATACGTTCTGAAAGAACGCCTAAATATTCAAAGCTTACGCATTGCGCCGAATGTGAGAAGTTGATTGCGGCGGGCAAAGGCAAACGAATTTGCGCGGATTGTGCGGGGATATCGGTTACGCACGTTCAGTCATGCGGCATTTGTGGCAAGTGGTTTGCGCCGACATATGGCACGAAGTTTTGCGGCGATACGTGCCGACGAAAAGCAAAGAGCGACTACCGGGCTAATCGTCGCGCCAAATATGGACGCATGGGAAAAGCAATACAACGCGCGAGACATTACGGCACGGAATACGAACCGATTAACCGGCGAAAGGTTTTCGAACGCGACGGTTGGATTTGCTATAGCTGCGGGATTGCAACGATTGACGATCCAAAGGCAAACAACGGCGCGACGATTGACCATTTAGTAGCGTTGGCGGCGGGTGGCGGGCATACATGGGATAACGTCGCGTGCGCGTGTCGTGCATGCAATAGCGCAAAACGCGAGTTAACGACGGAAGCCGCAATGCGCAAGCGGGCGGCATTGCAAGAATGCCCGAAACGTTCCGCCAACATCGTGTTGCGTGGTTGACGGCGTTAGCGTCGTTTATCGCGTTCGTGTTATCGATGTCGTATCTCTACGGACGCATGGACGAACGCATTAGCGCGTTGGAACGCGAACGCGAAGCGGATAACGCGCAATGGTTAGCAGCTCGCGCGCGGATTGAACGGGTGATAGACGCTATTGAGGCGGACATAGAGCGACAGAAGGCAACAGGTAGATAGACGAATGATTTACGAACCGAAGCCATCGCATCGGCGGCGCGTAATGATTTGCGCGGGTGCGGGAATGAGGCACGACGAAATCGCGTTGTCGCTAGGCATAGACGAAGCGACGTTGCGCGAACACTTCGACCACGAATTAAGCATAGGCGCGGCTATGTGCCGGTCCAATGTTGTTCAAAGCGTATACAAGGCGGCGACGAACACGAAGCATCGCAGTATGTCGGCGGCGCGGATGTATCTATCGAATGAACCGCCAGCGAATGCGGTTCCGCGTCCGGTTGCGGATGGCGAAGTGATAGACGTAACGCCGACGCCGCGCGTAGGCAAAAAGGAACAAGCGAACCGCGACGCAACAACGGCGGTAATAGGGACGGAATGGGAAAAGCTTTTGCCATTGCGTCCGAATCAATGACGACACATAGCTATAGGAGCGATACCCGATGTCACGCGTTACGCGTAGCACATACACCGTTATTGAATTGGGACCGGATGGCTTCCCGGCGCGTTCGTACAACGCCGTTATTACGCCGTACTACGCCGGTTCTGCGCCGCCGGGTTATCAGGAACCCGTTTACCCGGAACATCCGATTTCTGGCATTCCGGACTTTCCGCACGCATCGCCGCCAATCTACGTCGAAGGCTACCCGCCCGGATGGTCGCCGCCAATTTGGATGCCCAAGCCGCCGGACGTTGACCCGCCGGGAACGCCGCCGCCGAATTGCAACTGGGTGTATTCGGATAAAGGATGGGTATTGGTTTGTGGTCCGTACGAAGGCGGCAAACCACGACCGCCCGCCGACGCCGTCCCGCCGCCCGCAAAGAAATAGCGACGGGACAAACGCGCGGAGGATTGAACCATGCCAAAGAGCGAACGCTACGCAATAGGGCACGGCGAATTGGCGTTGTCGATTCTTCGCGCGTTGCATATCGATCCGTCATACGTGCGCGCCATCCGGATCAACATTTGCGCGGGCGAAGTCGTGACGGTCGATATTGAACGGTTTTGTTTGCAAGGCGAAATCCGCGATTTGTGTTCCGTGTTGGACGCGCAAGCGCGCGCGGATGAATTGATACCGCGAATGGACGCGGTCGCTATGGACCGATGCAAGGCAACGACGGAAACATACGCGCAAGCCGCGCGATTTGGCGGGTATCCGACGCCGCGAGAGGATACGTAAATGAAACTATCAACGGTTTTATTTCTGGCATTAATCGCGGCAATTCCCGCGCACGCGCAAGCGGCGAATTGCATTTGCACCGGGACCGGATGCAAGGTCGCAAGCGATCCGTACCCGCCGCCCGCAAGCGGGCAACCAACGACATGCACGGTTTATAAGGCGGGCGTTGCGATTGGAACCGGACCCGTTGTGCCATCAACGCAAATTGCGGCTAGTAACGGGTCGGTATGTCAACCGGCATCGGCCAATTACAACCCGGGCGCGGCCGGTTCGGTTTCGTGTCTTGTATCGATTCCGGCGCAACCGTCGGGCAACGTAACGTTAACGATGTCGGGAACGAACGCCGCCGGAGAGTCGGCGCAATCGGTCCCTTTTACGTTCGCCAACGTTGCGGCAATCTCGTCATTGCCGACAGCCCCGACGAATCCGCGAATAACGCCGTAAATTATTGCGTAATGAATATTTCGCCGACGACGGCAACGACCGGCGGAACGCAACGCATTAAGCCTTTGCGGCAAGCAATCAAAGCCAAAGCGCGCAAAGCCAAAAAATAGATGGCGTGGAATCTCGCGTGTCCCGATTGGGAAACGCGTTTGCGTTCGGGTCGGTCGTTGGTCCCGGACTTGCCGTTGGATGTATCGGCGGCGGAACGCGCCGTCGGCGTGTTCAATATGCTGCGCTTGGCGGACGTGCCGGGTACGCCATCGATGGCGGAAGCGGGCGGCGATTGGTTCCGCGACATCGTCCGCGCCTTGTTCGGTTCGGTGGACGCGGAAACGCAATCGCGCGCCATCCGCGAAGTATTGTTGTTGATTGCCAAGAAAAACAGCAAGACGACCAACGGCGCGTTGTTGATGCTAACGGCGTTGTTACTGAATCAACGCCCGATGGCGTCGTACATCATGACCGCGCCGGTGCAAGACGTAACGCAACTAGCGTTTAACGCGGCGGCGGGTGCGATAGCGTTGGACCCGGTGTTGTCGAAAATCCTACACGTCCGCGAACACATTAAAACGATTGTCCATCGTGAGACGAAGGCACGGCTAGAAATAATGACGTTTGATCCGGAAGTCTTGACGGGTCAAAAGGTTTCGGGCGGCGCGTTGATAGACGAATTGCACGTCGTTGCGCGAATGTCTAAGGCGGCAAGCGCAATTCGCCAATTGCGCGGCGGCATGTTGCCATTTCCGGAATCGTTCCTAATCTTTATCACGACGCAAAGCGAGGAACCGCCGTCCGGCGTATTCGCGGCCGAGCTGCAAAAGGCGCGCGCGATCCGCGACGGAACGAAAACCGGCGCAATGCTTCCGGTGTTGTATGAATTCCCGGAAGCGATGCAACGCGACCCGGCGCAATGGCGCAACCCGCGCAATTGGCCGATGGTGAATCCGAACGCCGGGCGTTCGATAACGATTGATCGTTTACGGGAAGAATTCCAAGCGGCGGAAAACACGTCGGACGAAGAATTGCGCGCGTGGGCGTCGCAACATTTGGACGTTCAAATCGGCGTGGCGTTGATGTCGGGCGGTTGGGCGGGCGGCGAATATTGGGAAGCGTGCGCGGACGAAACCGTAACGCTTGATGCCATCTTGGAACGATGCGAAGTCGTTGACATCGGGATAGATGGCGGCGGCTTGGATGACTTGTTGGGAATGGCGGTATTGGGACGCGAACGCGAAACCGGGCGTTGGTTGTTATGGGCGCATGCGTGGGCGCATCCAATCGTATTGCATCGGCGGCAGGATCAATCGCCCGCGTTCCTAGACTTCGAAGCGGACGGCGACTTAACAATCGTCCGGGATATTGGTGACGATGTCGCGGAAGTATCGGACATCGTGTCGAAGATTTACGACGCCGGGCTATTGGACCGGGTCGGCGTTGACCAAGTCGGCATCGGTGCGATTGTGGACGCGATCATCGCGCGCGGAATCCCGGTCGAAAAGGTCGTAGCGATTTCGCAAGGATGGCGGCTTACCGGCGCAATCAAAACGGCGGAACGCAAGTTAGCAGCTCGCGCGATGTTGCATGGCGGTTCACGGCTAATGAATTACTGCATAGGCAATGCGAAGGCGGAAGCGCGCGGCAATGCCATCCTTATTACGAAACAAGCGGCGGGACGGGCGAAAATCGATCCATTAGCGGCGACGTTTAACGCCGTGGATTTGATGTCGCGCAATCCGGCGACGACCGAACCGCAAATGTTTTTCATTGGATAGCGGAGGCAACATGCTAGCAACGATTCTATTCGTGGCGGCGTTTGTGTTGTTCGTATTGGCAACCATCGGCATACCGAACCCGCCACGCTTTAACTTGTTAGCCGCCGGACTTGCCTGTTTGGTCGGCGCGCAATTGTTTGGCCCGCTATTGCGTTGAAGCCATGCCACGCGCCGGAGGAAAGGACAACCATCGCGTTATCGATGGCGTGTTGGAACGGCGTTGCGCCAAATGCCAGCAATGGAAGCCGCAAACGCTTGAATATTTCACATGGCGGACCGGCGACCCGCCGCGTTGGCAATCGCCGTGCATTAGTTGCCAACGTGCGTTGTACACGCGGAAGTATTCGGCGGACGCGGCGAACGACCTAGCGCACGCGCTTGCGCGTCGGTAGCGGGAGGGAACATGGTTCGCGTATGGCTAGCCGTATTGTTGGCATTGTTGGTAGTCGTCGCGTGCAAGACGGTGGACCCGCGCGCCACGACCAACATTGCGTTAAACCGCCCGATTATCGCGTCGTCGGTTTATGGTCCGGGCATGGAAGCCGCTAAAGCCGTGGACGGAAACACGACGACGCGTTGGGCAAGCGTTGCGCAGCAAGACCCGTCAACGTTAATCGTTGATCTTGGCAAGACATACACCATTACGGGCGTTAAGCTTGTATGGGAAGCCGCATTCGGCAAGTCGTATCGCATCGATGTATCGGCGGACAACTTGGTTTATACAACCATCTATAGCACGACGACGGGCGACGGTGGAACGGACGACATTACGGGTTTATCCGGCAAAGGCCAATACGTCCGCATGTATGGCATGGCGCGCGGAACGAATTACGGTTATTCCCTTTGGGAATTCGAAGTCTACGGGACCGAATCGCAACCGGACGTTTACCCGGATTGTTCGGTGCCATTCGATCAAAGCAAACCCGGTGTCGGTTGCCGCGTCGTTACGGAACCGGACACGACATCCGATCCGCCGTTGGTTGGCGGCATTGATGAATGCTATTTATACGGTGCGCCGTACGGCGGGAATCTTTACGACAAAAAGAAATACAACGTACAGACAGTCGTATCGCGTGGCGATCCGGGAACGCCACCGGCGGGCACGACCACAACCGTTGGTTGCGTTTGGTATGTCATCCAACCGGCGGACACAGTAAAGCAATATTCCGCGACATTCGTACGCGCATCGGATCAACTAGAAAGCCCGCGAAGCAACGTTCTAACGATCACGTCCGGAAGCGGCGGCGGTACGCCGTCGCCAACGCCGCCAAGCGCACCCGTCGGGTTGCGCCTTACATTGCTTGACGCAATAGGCGAGAGGTTCGCGGCGTTCCTGCCGCGTTGACGTAAACCGCATCGAATCGAAAGCCCGCGCAAGCGGGCTTTTTCTTTTGGGACGCCCGCTTATGAACCGCGCCTATTCGGTGTTTGAAGTTAAGGACTTTGACGAATCCGCCGGGATTGTTACCGGGATTGCAACGACACCCGAAACGGATCGCGTCGGGGATATTGTCGAAAGCAAAGGCGCGCAATTTACGTTGCCGTTGCCGTTGCTTTGGCAACACCAATCGGATGCGCCCATCGGGCACGTAACCGATGCGAAGGTGACGAAAAGCGGGATTGCCATTACCGCGCAAATCGCGCGCGGGTTGCTTCCGGAAATCGACCGCGCGTTTGCGCTCATTAAATCCGGATTGGTGCGCGGGTTGTCTATCGGCTTCCGCCCGTTGGAAGGCGGCGCGGAACCGGTAAACCCGCGCGATCCTTTTGGACCACTTCGCTTTACCGCGTGGGAATGGCTTGAATTGTCAGCCGTCACGATTCCCGCAAACGCGCAAGCGTCAATCCAAACCATTAAGGCATACGACGAAGTAACAACGCGCGCCGCGTCCGGCGAAAACGCGTTGCCTTCGGTCGTTCGTCTTTTCTCGCCCGGCGTCGCGGGACCACAAGCCATTTTGACGAAGGGTCATGCAATGAATACGCAAGAGCAAATTACCGCATTCGAAAACAAACGAGCTGCAAGCGCAGCCGTTATGGCGGATTTGATGGCGAAGGCTGCGGAAGCGGGCGAATCGTTGGACACCGACGCGGCAGAAAAGTACGACGCGGAAAAAGGCGTCGTAAAGCAATGCGACGAACACATCGCCAGATTAAAGGAATTCCAAGCGATGTTGCCCGCGACGGCGAAGCCCGTTAAGGAGGATGACACCGAACCCGCGCCGCGTCGCACGGTCCCGCACGGCGAAGGCGTGTTGCGCGCGCCAAAGCAATTGGAAAAGGGAATCGCGCTAGCACGGTACGTCAAGGCTATCGCGTTCGGGCACGTTAACAATTCTTCGCCTATCGAATACGCGAAGCAATGGAACGACACAACGCCGGAAGTGCTTATCGCGTTGAAGGTGGCGCAAAACGCGGGCACAACGACCGATGCAACATGGGCGGGTCCGTTGGTATACGCGGAAAATTTGGCGTCGGAATTCTTGGAATATCTGCGCCCGCAAACGATCATGGGAAAGCTAACCGGCGTTCGTCGCGTTCCTTTTAATGTTAGGTACGCGATACAAGACGGCGGGTCCACAGTCGCATGGGTCGGGCAAGGCGCACCGAAGCCCGTTTCGGAATTGTCGTTTTCGTCCGGAACGCTTGGGTTTGCGAAGGCGGCGGGCATCGTCGTTATTACGGAAGAATTGGCGCGCTTTTCTTCGCCGTCGGCGGAACAAGTCGTCCGCGATGACTTGGCGGCGCAAATGCGCTATTTCTTGGATCAGCAATTTATTGACCCGTCCGTGGCCGCCGTGGCGAACGTGTCGCCCGCTTCGATTCTGAACGGCGCATCCAATGTCGTTCAAGCGGCATCGTGGTCCACGATGGCAAACGTTGTTGCGGACATTTCAACGTTGCTTAACACGTTTGCAACTAACAACATTGACACGTCAACGGGTCAATTCGTAATGACGCCGGATGTAGCAATGAAGTTGTCGGTGTTGATGACGGGCGGCGGCGAAACGCGCGCCTTCCCGCAAATGACGCCAATGGGCGGAACGTTGCTTGGTTATCCGGTTATCGTTTCGAATACCGTTCCGCATTCAACGTCGGCCGGATCAATCGTCGCGTTTATTGTCGGTAACGAAGTATTGTTGGCCGATGATGGCGGCATCGGGATTTCGGTATCGCGGGAAGCGTCGTTGCAAATGGAGTCTGCACCAACGAATCATTCCGTTACGCCGACGCCAACGACGTTGGTTTCGTTGTGGCAAACCAATAGCGTTGGCATCCGGGCGGAACGCGTGATCAATTGGGCACGTCGGCGCACGTACGGCGTTGGCTATATCGACAACGTCCACGTCTAAAGCAATGCCGAAGCAACGCAAGCGCAGTAAGAAAAGCCCGTCCGGGAATCTTGGGCGGACGGGCGTTTTCCAAAGCACCGAACCCGGCGCGCGCGACCGTAACAACGGGCGCACGCGTCGCGGTCCGGTTTATCGCCGCCGGGACATGCGCGCGGAAGGTTCCGACGAATGAAACTATTTGGCGTTGAAATCCGACGTGCGGCGAATTTGTCGTCCGTGCATGATTCGTCGCAATACGCTTGGGGTATGGTGTTGGAACCGTACGCGGGCGCGTGGCAACAAAACGTGTCGTGCGAGTCGCGGCGAAACCTTTTGGCGTTTTCCGCCGTGTACGCGTGCATTTCCATTCGGTCGGAGGATGTCGGGAAGCTTCGTTGCCGGTTGATGGAATACGACGACGCTTCGCAAGTGTGGTCCGAGGTAACGCGGGCTAGCCCATTGGCGGCGGTATTGGCGAAGCCAAACCCGTACCAAACGCGACAACAATTTTTCACGCAATGGCAAGTGTGGAAGTTGCTTTATGGCAACCATTACGTTTATTTGGAACGCGACGCGCGCGGCGTCGTCGTGCGTATGTTCCCGTTGGACCCGCGTTACGTTACACCGTTGGTTGCGGATGACGGGTCGGTGTTTTACGAATTGCGGCAAGACTACCTAAACAACCATCGGGAAGCGATCACGGTTCCGGCGTCGGAAATCATCCACGACCGTTGTATAACGCCGTTCCATCCATTAATCGGCGTGTCGCCAATTTATGCGTGCGGCGCATCGGCAACACAAGGCATCCGGATACAAGCGAATAGCGAACAATTCTTCGCCAATATGTCGCGCCCGTCCGGGCAACTAACGTCGCCAAGCCCGATCACGGCGACGATGGCGGCAACGCTAAAGGAACAATTCGAACGCAACTTTAGCGGCGGGAACCTTGGGCGTTTGTTGGTGACGGGTAACGGATTGACGTATGCGCCGATAGCGATACCCGCCGCCGATGCGCAACTAATCGAACAATTGCGGTTTACGGTCGAGGACGTGGCGCGGTGCTTCCGCGTTCCGTTGCATAAGCTCGCCGCCGGTCCGTCGCCGTCGTTGTCGAATCTTGGCGCGTTGAATCAAGACTATTACGCGCAAGCGTTACAACCGGATATCGAAGGCATCGAAGCATTGTTGGACGAAGCGTTGGGCTTGCCGTACGTCCGCGACCATACATACGGCGTCGAATTTGAATTGGAAGGCTTGTTGCGTACGGACCCGCTTACGCGTGCCGACACGATGGAAAAGCGCGCGCGAGCTGGTGTCTACGCGCCGAACGAACAACGCCGCGTGGAAAACTTGCCGCCGGTTGCGGGCGGCGCGTCGCCGTATCTGCAACAACAAAATTATTCGCTTGCCGCGCTTGCCAAACGCGATGCGCAAGACGACCCATTCGCGCCCGCGAAGCCGCCGGAACCGCCCGAACCGAAACAACCCGCGTTGCCCGCACCGGAAGGCGGAACCGACGAAACGCCGCCGCCGGAAAAGATGGCGGCAATACTTGTTAGCGAATTGCGAATCCTTCGCCTTGCGAGGGAGGAGGAATTCGCAGTAATCGCCGCATTGGACCGGATACCGCAAGCGATTGCGGAAGGGTTGGACAATGTCGCAACGTGAACCGCCGCGCGTTGGCCCGCGCGGCATGCAAGGTGATACGGGCGAAAAGGGCGACATCGGACCGCGCGGCGAACCGGGACCACGCGGCGAACCGGGACCGACGGGCGCGACGGGACCACAAGGCGAAGCGGGACCGAAGGGCGAACCGGGACCACAAGGCACACCCGGATTGCAAGGCGAAGCGGGACCGAAGGGCGACAAAGGCGAACGCGGCGACCGTGGCGAACGCGGCGCGAAGGGCGACATCGCAACAATTGCCGGATGGCGCGCCGAAATCATCCGCGACGACATGGGGCTAATGTCTGCTGTAATTCTTACGCCGACACAAGCAACGGCGACGCGATGACGATACTTGCTTCCGACACGTTTACGGGCGCGGATGGGCTATTGCCGCAACCGCCGTGGCTATATGCGTCGGGCACGGCAGCAAAGCGCGCAAGCAATGCGGCGCAATCCAACACCGGTTCGACGGTAACGGCGTATTACGACAGCGGCGTTAGCGCGATAGCGGATCAATATTGCAAGGTGACATTTAACGGCGGGTCGGGTGCGTGCGGTCCGGCGGTGCGGTGTTCGCTAAATAAATATTACGAAATGGGCTACAACACGACC